AATAACGTATCAGTATATGAATACTCAATATCAGAATCAAGCCAAGTTAAATCACGAAGCACAAAGACAAAAGTATAAAGATGAATTTAAAGTCCCGCATTTTTTAATATACTACGAAAACAATAAATTGCAAGACAAACAAAAAGTAATAGATAGAATAAATACATTATTAATAAATTTAATAGAAGTTAGATGAGCGCAATAGAAAACCCAATACAATTAGAATATTTAAAGCAAGTTATACTTTCACAACTGCTTTTAGAATGCAACGAAAATTTACGCTTTACAATACAATATAAGCAAGAAATTAAGAATAGAATTAATAACCTAAACAAAGACTTGGAAAGTGTCGTACATAAAGAATACACAAGTATTTATAAAACCGACCCTGAAATGACTACAAACATTTTAAGCAAGATTGAAAGTTTGGTTACTAAATTAAGTACTTCAACACTTGACGAATTAATTATGATTGACGCAATTATTGAAAAGTACAATGATAACAAAGAATGGTTCAAAGAATACGCTGAAGCTGAATTTTTAAAAATAGACTAATGAGCAAGATAACACCAATGCATTATATAACAGAATCAAGGATTGACGTCATAGACTTTTGTAAAATGTACGATATGAATTTTAATCGTGGAAATATAGTTAAGTATTTAGCACGAGCCGGTAAAAAAGATAACGAACTTGATGACTTACGAAAGGCATTAAACTACTTGATGCGGGAAATAGAACATCACGAAAAGTTGCAAGAACAATGGATTGAAAACAATAAGTAGGGTAACACCTACTTTTTTTATCTTTTAATGATACGCATTTATGTTAAAGTTTTGTTAAAATGTTAATAAGTAAAAAATAAGTTATATATTTGTTGAAACAATTAAAAACAAGTATATGGAAACATTTAAGTATCGTAATCAAGAAATCCAAGTTGATTATCACACAGTAAAAGTAAAAGATGATCAAGTGCCTGATGTTATTATTATGCAAGTATTTTATCAAGGTACAGACATAACAATGATATTATCACAAAAAGACGAACAAGAAATATTAGAAACAATTTACGATAAACTTTACAACTAATGAAAACAGAAATTATAAACGATTTAGACATCTTAATTCAATTAAGTAAAGATTTAGATAACGCATATATGAAAAACAAATTGCGTAATATTAAAAAGGTATTATTAGAAGAATGGAACGAAACTGATTTGTATTACGAACAAATAAAAGAAGTATTGCGAGAAGAAGAAACAATGAACAATTTAAACAATATAAAAATAAGATAATATGATAACAACATTTGATAACAAACAATGGGATAAAGAAGAACTATTAGCCAATATGTACGACGATAGTTTTTATTATGGTTACTTGGGCCAAAACGCATTAAGTAGTTCAAGTATTAAAACATTATTATCTTCGCCTAAAACGTATTACTTTACAAAAAAATATGGTAGTGGTGAAACACAAGCGTTACGTGATGGTAGGCTATTTCACACAATGATATTAGAACCTGAAAAGTTAGACGATATTATATTTGTAGACGCTGCAACAAAAGCAAGTAAAGAATACAAACTTGCAAAAGAAACAGGAAAAGAAGTTTACACTAAAAACGAAAAGAAAGCAGCCGAACGTTTATGCGATGCGTTATTAAGAAATGAAGCAGTAAAAGAATACTTAACAAAAGCAGAATACGAAGTACCACAAATAGCAATGATTGATGGAATACCAATAAGAGCAAAAGCAGATATATTAAAAGGCAATACTATTATTGATTTAAAAACCACAACAGGTATTAAAGACTTTCGTTATTCAGCAGATAAATACAGTTACGATTTACAAGCGTGGTTATATCGTGAAATGTTTGAAGTAGAAGACTTTGTGTTTATAGCTATCGATAAAGGTAGTTTAGATATTGCTATCTTTGAATGTAGCGATGAGTTCTACGCAAAAGGTAAAGAAAAGTTTGAGCAAGGAATTAGTAACTATAAACACTTTTTTCAAACAGTAGGAGTAGATTTAGATCAATATGTATTAAGAGGAGTATTGTAATGTAATTTAAAATGGAATTAACAAAAGATGAAGCGTTTGCTATGACGCTATACGATATAAGTCAAGGCGAAACATTAGAAACAATGCGAATGGTTTTAACAGACTACGAAGAACGTGAACAGTTTGAAGTTTGTGCAGGCATACATTTAGCAATAGAAGTATCTTCGTTTCTTACATTAACCGCAGTAGTACAAGAATTTAACCCAATAGAATTAGAATTAACATTTGACGAATTATGATAATAGAAAAAATAAAACAAGAATCAGGAATTGATGTAACAATAAAAAGCAGGAAACGTGAACAAGTAGAAATGAAAGCATTAGCATCTTTCTTATTTAGACAAAAAGGATATTCTTTAATACAAATAGGAAAAGAACTAAACTTAAACCACGCTACAATAATACACCATTTAAAAATATACCCAATGATTAAACACTACAATCCAAGAGTAGAAGAATTAGAAAACTTGATCAATGGAGTTAAACCCGATTTAGTATTAGAATCATTACAATTTAAAATACAAATGAGGGACATAGAGATAAAAGAACTGAAACAAAAAATAGAACAACTACAAACAAATAAAAACATTATGCGTTTAGCTGCACTATTAGAACACGAAGACGTACAAGAAAAGTTTCAAGCATTTTTAAACATTAACGAAAAAGCAAGATATTATAAAAAATATGAGTAATTTACAAAGAATATTAAGAGTAATGAGCTTCTATTATAAAAGAGGTTGCAATAAAGAATCAGTAAACACTATTTATAAAAAAATACTAAAACAAAAATACAAATGAAACTAATATTAGAAATATACGATAACAAGTACACGGTTGAAATATCAAATGATGAACTAACTGCTTATGAGTTTTTAGAAATTATAAAAGGTTTAATGCACCAAATTACATACAACAATGAAACTATTAATAAAGCTATTATAGAATTAGCTGATGAACTAAAAGAAGAATAAGATGCCTGATATAACAATGTGTACCGGAAAGAATTGTGATTTAGCTTCAACCTGTTATAGATATAAAGCTGAACCAAGTAAGTATAGACAGTCTTACTTTGTTGAAGCGCCTATTGAAGATGAACAATGTGATTACTATTTGGAAGTAGAAGATTAACAATAAGTAAAACCTATTATTTTTAAATTGAGTATAATTAATATTAATTGCTTTTATAATTATGGAAGATAGAAGAAAAAACAATGGTGGTCATAAATCTGCAGGACGTAAACCTAAAGTAGAAGAACAAAAAGTAAATACATTATTTGTAAATGCTTTGAAACAATTATATAATACAGAAGTAGACGACGAAGCTAAAATTACTTTTGTTAAAGATACTTTGTTAAGTTCGCAACGTGGACAATTATTTGTAGCCGAACATATATTTGGCAAACCAAAAGAAACAATCGAAACAACGCATAACATTAACGACTTCGATATAAAAGATATATTCAAAATTGATAAGTCTAAATAACAAATATAATTTATTAGGTTCCGATAGTAGATACTTTGTAATTACAGGTGGAAGGGGAAGCGGTAAATCCTATTCCCTTAACTCCTTTTTATTATTGCTTACTTACGAAGTAGGACACGTTATATTGTTTACACGTTATACTTTAACTTCTGCTAACGTTTCTATTATACCTGAATTTATAGACAAGATAGAATCAGCTGATTTAAGCAATGATTTTTATATTACTAAAGACGAAATCATTAATTTAAAAACAGGATCTAAAATATTGTTTAAAGGTATTAAAACAAGCAGCGGAACTCAAACTGCTAACTTGAAATCATTAGCCGGTGTTACAACTTGGGTATTAGATGAAGCAGAAGAATTAACAGACGAAGAAACATTTGAAAAGATAGACTTTAGTATAAGAACAAAAGGAATACAAAACAGAGTTATATTGGTTTTAAATCCTGCAACAAAAGAACACTTTATATATAAGAAATTCTTTGAAGATAAAGGAATACAATCAGGAAGCAATTTGATAAACGGAGATACTACATATATTCATACAACGTATTTAGATAATATAGAAAACCTTTCTGAATCTTTTATTAACCAAATAGAAAACATAAAGAATAGAAGACCTGAAAAGTATAAGCATCAAATATTAGGTGGTTGGTTGGATAAAGCAGAAGGAGTTATATTTACAAATTGGTCAATAGGAAAATACGAGCAGGTAGGTAAAAGTATCTTTGGTCAAGATTTTGGTTTTAGTAATGACCCGACTACATTAATAGAATGCAATATAGACGCTTCTAACAAACGAATATATATTAATGAATGTTTCTCTTTACAAGCGTTAACAACGTCGCAGATATACAACTTAAATAGGCAATACGTTAACGATGCTTTAATAGTTGCTGATAGTGCAGAACCAAGATTAATAAGTGAGTTAGCTAATTTAGGTTTAAACATAGTTCCTACAATTAAAGGACAAGGCAGCGTTACATACGGAATCAGTTTACTACAAGACTACGATTTAATAGTAACACCTGAATCAATTAACTTAATTAAAGAATTGAATAACTATTGTTGGTTGGAAAAGAAATCAAATACACCAATAGACAAACACAACCACTTGATCGATGCTTTACGTTACGCAGTAAGCTACCAATTAGAAAACCCACACAAAGGAAACTACTATATTTATTAATGACATACGGGGAAATCATAGCAACTATTGAATGTTACATTTATTTAAAGACTAATCAAAACGTATTGATAGCTTTACCTACAAATGTAGGACAAATAAAAAAGATGCAGCAAATGTATAATATAGCAAAGCAAGAAGTGTTATATATGTGGCAGGTTTAATTATATTCATTTAAATATAATTGTAAATGTTAAAGTTTTGTTAAAGTTTTAAAATACTTTTGTATTGTTAATAAAAGTTGTATATTTGTATAACAATAACAAACAATTAGAAATTATGAGAACAGTATCAGGAGTTTTATCAGCATCAATAGCAATGGCAAGTAACGATTATTTAGTTCAAATAGCTTTTGCATTATTAACCTTTTATTTAATTTACCGTGAACTTAAAAGCGATAAAGAATTGTCTGAATAACGGAATAACTATTTATCCAATAGTGATAGACGATGTTTATTTTGTAGGCAAAAGAAAAATCAATTACGTTAAAATAGAAATAAACGTAAACGGTGCAAAGAAATTAGGGAACGATAAATACAAACAAGACGAAACTTTAACGAATAAAGTATTTGAATTGTATGAAGTATTAAATTTAAAATTAGTTTAGAGTTAGTTTAAAGTTGGTTAAAAATCGGTAGTCAGAAATGGCTACCTTTTTTGTTTTTAAATGCTATGCATTTTTGTTTTATACAATTCCTACTTTAATTAATTTTTAAAATAAAATATGAAAGTAGATATTAATGTACCTGAATCATTAAATGAAATTACTTTATATCAATACCAAAAGTTTGAGAAGCTAATACAAAACAATGAAGCAAGTCATTTTGTAAACCAAAAGACTATTGAAATATTTTGTGATATTGAACTAAAAGATGTAGCAAGAATAAAAGTAGCTGATACTGATTCTTTGCTTGTGCATTTGAATACATTACTACAAACAAAACCTAAACTAACAAGAACATTTAAACTTGGTATTTACGAGTTTGGTTTTATTCCTAAAATAGAAGATATTACTTCAGGTGAATTTATAGATTTAGAAACCTACCTTGGCGATACTGAAACGCTGCATAAAGCTATGGCAGTTCTTTTTAGACCAATTAAAAATAAAGTTAAGGATTTATATATCATAGAAGATTACGAAGCTGCAGACAAGTATTCAGAGGTTTTAAAATATATGCCTTTAGATATTGCACTTGGTTCTATGCTTTTTTTTTGGACTTTGCTCAACGATTGCGGGATCGCTTTGAGTCATTATATACAGAACGAAGTGGAACAGTCGGAAGCAGCGAAGCAAGTTTTGGAAAAAAATGGGGTTGGTATCAATCAATTTACGCAGCAGCTCAAGGGGATATTCTCCGATTCAATTCAGTTACCAAACTACCCATCACAACTTTAATGACTTGGTTAATGTTTGAAAAGGAAAAAACAGAAATAGAAATTAAAAACATAAGAAAAAATGGTGTATAGAATTATTAGAGAAATCAAAGAAGCGTTATTAGAAGAACCTTTTGTAAACACGGTTACCGAAGGTGATATATTCGCAGTTGATTTAAACAAACAAACAATGTTTCCTTTGAGTCACATTATTATTAATCAAGCAACGCATCAAGGCAATGTGTTATCGTTTAATATTACAATGTTGTTAATGGATGTTATCGATCAAAAAGAAGAAGTAGATAATAAGGTAGATATTTGGAATACTCAAATGTTAGTAGGCACACGAGTTTTAAATAGATTGAATCGTGGTGATTTGCGTAGTGACTTTTGGGAATTAACAGGCACCCCTACGTTTGAGCCTTTTACCGAACGATTTGAAAACGATTTAGCGGGTTGGGCGGTTACGTTTGATGTATTAGTTAGAAACGATATTACTATTTGCTAAATGCAAAATAAAGAACAAACATATAAGTATCTAAACGACTTTGCTAAATATGTAATTCAGCAGAGTAGAAGCAATTTATCTAAAAGCGGCAAGACAAACACAAAAGCATTATATAATAGTTTAGATGCTGATATTGAAGTAAGCGCTAATAGTTTTAGAATGACTTTCTTGATGGAAGATTACGGGATGTTTCAAGATCAAGGTGTAAGTGGTACAAAAAAGAAATACAATACTCCGTTTAGTTATAAAAGTAAACGACCACCTTTGCAACCTATTTTAAATTGGGTAGAGAAACGTAGATTTCAATTTAGAAAAGAGAACGGAAAGTTTATGTCTTATAAGTCAACTGCATTTTTAATTACACGTGGAATATTTAAAAACGGAATTAAACCAAGTTTATTTTTTACCAAACCATTTGAAAAAGCATTTGAACGTTTGCCTGATGAATTAGTTGAAGCCTATGGTTTAGATGTAGAACAATTTTTAAAATATACAATTACAAAATAATGAAGAAAATATTTATCAGAAGCCCTTACTTTATCGAAGTAGACGAAGCAGGACAATTAACAGGAAAACTTGAAATATTTATTTGGAATAAAGGAACTACAGAACCTACAACTCCAAATTATACTTTGACTAAAAATGTACCAAGTGCAAACCAAAACAAATTAGCTTGGAATGTAGCAAACTACGCAAGTGAATTTATCAAACCTATTTCACCTGTGTCGGTTAGTGTACCAACTGAAGAAAATGTAAATACTTGGTGTTATATGCGAGTAGTTTCTTATTCAGACGATGTAGAAGTTGTAGACGAAACATTTATTTGTTTAAACGGATATACTAATTATTCAATAGGTTATAATCAATATAATGATTATTTTGTAAAACCTTTAGTTAACCCTTCTATTACTTTTCAAAAATGGGCTTCGGTTGTACCTTATGTAAATGTATTTTATGAAGCGGGAACTTATGATGTAATAGGTTATGGTACTTTAACAGTTGCTAATAATACTATGTATAAAATACCTTTGACTGCAAATGTTAATGGGGATGATTACTTTGAGTTTAAATCCGAAATAATTTGTGAGCCTAAATACACACCTGTTATTTGTACTTATATTAATCGTTTTGGAGGATGGCAATTCTTAACGTTTTTTAAAGCGTCTACGGAAGCAATAGAAACAGAATTTAAAGAATTTAATATGTTACCTTCAAGCATAGATTATAATGTCTTACAAGGGCAAAGAAAGCGTTTTAATCATCAAGGTAAACAATCAATAAAATGTAATACAGGTTGGGTTGATGAAAACTACTTTGAGTTGATTCAAGATTTGATTTTAAGTGAAACTGTTTTATTAGGTGGTAAACCTGCAGTAGTAAAAAGCAAGACAAGCGAAAAGAAAACAAGTTTAAACAATAAGGTTATCAATTACGAAATAGAATTTGAATACAACTTCGGACTAATTAACGATGTAATATAAAATGGAAGTAGCTTTATTTATTAAAACTCCTAAATATCAGAACACAAATGAACTAACATATAATAACTTTTACAAAAGAGTTAAAACTGATGGTGGTACATTTGAAGCAGGTAGTTGTTTAAGAAGTACAATAGAATCTTTAGGCAGTAGCTTTGACACTTTAGCTACATATAGCCGTATTGAATTATTTGAAGATGAAAAGATTTCTGTTACTTCGTCGATTCAAAACATAAACGATATTTCAAAAATATTTACTGACTACTCGCAAAGTTTTACTATTCCTGCAAGTGCAAACAATAACGAAATATTTAAACATTGGTACGAAAATAGTTTAGACGATGCTTTTGACCAACGCTTAAGATACGATGGTTACATTGAAGTAGATACACAAACTTTTCGTATCGGTAGATGGCAATTAGAATCAGCAACTATAAAGAACAATCGTGTAGAAGATTATAAAATAACTTTCTATGGTGACTTGAAATCTTTAATGGATAAATTCGGTGAAGATAAACTAAACGATGTACGAGAAATAAACGATTCTACTTTTGAATATAACGGAACTAATGTTAGGGCTTTAGTACAATCTACTACTGCTCAAAATGTAATGTTTCCTTTAATTACTTCAGATAGAGTTTGGCAATATAACGGCGGTGGTGCAAATGATATTTCAACAAGTGGTGGTGCTATAAACTTTAACGAACTTTTTCCTGCTTTAAAAGTAACAAGAATATTTGAAGCTATTGCAGATAAATATAATTTAAACTTTAGCGGTACATTTTTAAATCAGCAAAAATTTACAAAAGCTTATTTGTGGTTAAAAGGAAATGATTCAAGAAGGTTTGTATCTACAACACAAAGAAAGCAACTTCTTTTTACAGATAATAACACTTCTTTACCAAGAATCTTTAATATTCAGGATAATACCTATAATTTATTAAATAGTAATTCTACACATTTAGGCGGAAATATTTATTCAAGTGAACCTAAATTTAAAGTAGTAATAAATTTTGCTGCTTCAGTAAATCATAGAATATTTATATATAAAGATGATTCGTTATTTACTACTTTAGAATTTACATCGGCATCTACAACAGTTACAATACCTAACACATATAGAAACGGTGCTTATAAGATTTTTGTAGAATCTTTTACACCAACAACGTACACATATAGTTATTCGTTTACGTACAGAAGATTAAATCTTCCTGCGGCAACTTTAACCTTTCCTGTTATTTCGTTAGGTTCAAGTAGTGGGTCTTTAAATTCAGATATTAACTTATTGAATTATTTGCCTGATATGAAAGTGTCAGACTTTTTTAGTGGTATATTAAAAATGTTTAATCTTACTGCATATAGTACCGACGGAGTTAATTTCACAATAGAACAATTAGAAAATTGGTATTATCTTGGTGAGATAAAAGATTTAAGCCAATATTGCACAACTGATTTAAACTTTGAAAGAATTAAACCATATAGAAAGATAAATTTTGAATACGAAAAAAGCGAGAATGTTTTAAGTAGAGAATTTTTTGCAAACAATAACAGAGAGTATGGGAATTTAAGTTCTGTTTTCAATACCGATGGCGCTGACTATTCAATTAAGTTACCTTTTGAGAATTTATTGTTTAGCAAATTTACAGGAACTGATTTGCAAGTTGGTTATGCTTTAAAATCAGATTTAACTCCTTACGCACCAAAACCAATTATTTTATATTTAACGGAAAACAAAGCAGGAACTTTATATTTTAATAACGGGGCAACGACTACGAATATAAATCAATTTATGAATTTTGGTCAAGATTGTATCGACACTGCCGATTTAACAAATAACACTTTGAATTGGGGTATTGAAATTAGTTCTTACTTTTTAACTCCTATTAACAATTCATTATTTAATAACTACTATTTAGCTTACTTGAATAACTTGTATAGTTTAAAATCAAGAATGGTAAAAGTTAAAATGCGTTTGCCTTATTTAGAATTGTTAAATTTAAAATTAAACGACAGAGTTGTAATTCGTGATAAAAGATATATTATAAATCAATTCACTACGGACTTAACAACCTTTGAAAGTGATTTTGAATTAATACAAGATTTTAGAAGTATAAACTTTGATAATGGTACTTCAAGAGGAGTAAGCAATCAAGCAGTTATATTTGATGTATTTTTAACTTCAAAAGAATTATTGACTTGGACTATTATAGACGATGTTAGTAGTATGTTAAATCCAATTAGTTTTAACGAGCTTAGTCTTAAAATTGATGTTAAACAAAACACAAGTGGTTTGCAAAGAACTGCAGCGATATTAAGCAATAAAAATGATTTAATTACAATAACACAAGATGCTTAAATTAATATTAGAAATGCTACCCTTGTTAAAAGAACAAGATAGCGAAGCGATTGCAATAGCAAAAGGAAAATACAAAATGCCCGAAAACTTTAAAGAATTAAAACAAACAATAAAATGGCAATTAAGAAAACAATAGAAATTGATGTAAATGCATCTGATGCTGAAAAGGACGTAAAAAAATTAACGAGCCAATTTGAAGATTTAGGCAAAGCTGCAACCAAGTCTATTAACAACATTGAAAAATCTACAGAAGATACTGAAAAATCTACCAAGTCATTAGCCGATGGTTTTAAAGGCGTAGGTTTAGCTATTAAAGCAATGGGTATTGGTTTAATCATTGGTGCATTAAGTACTTTAAAAGAAGTATTTATGGGCAATCAAAAGGTTGCTGATACTTTTTCTGCAGTTATGGGTACTGTTGCAAATGTGTTTTCACAAGTTACAAACGTTATAGTATCTGTTGTTGAAAAAGTAAGTCAATCAAGTAATGGTTTTGAAGGCTTAACTGCTGTTATAAAAGGTTTATTAACTAACGCAATAGCACCTTTAAAATTAGCTTTTTATGGTATTAAATTAGTAATTGATGAAGCTCGTTTAGCTTGGGAAGAATCTATATTTGGTGATGGTGACCCAAAAGCAATTAAAGCATTAACAAAAAGAATTGATGAAACTAAAGATAGTTTAAAGCAAGTAGGTACTGATTCAATACAAGCTACTAAAAACATAGTTAACAATTTAGGTAAAGCAGCATCTGAAATAGGTGGCGTTGTAGAAGGAACTATTGATGGTGTAAGTAAAATATCAGTTGCAGGTGCATACGAACAAGCTAAAGCAAATGTACAATTACAAAACACTGCAAAATTAGCTGAAGCTACACAAGCAGGTTTAGTTGAGCAATACGATAGACAAGCCGAAAAGTTACGCCAAGTTCGTGATGAAGAACGCAATAGTGTTGAAGATAGAATCAAGGCAAATAACGATTTAAAAGATGTTTTAGACAAACAAGAAAAAGCTATGTTAGCTACTGCAAATGCACAAATAGCAGCAGCAGCAGTTACCGCAAAACAAAACAATAATATTGAAAATCAAACTGCCTTAATAAACGCTAACACAAATAAACAAGGAGTACTTGCTCAAATTGAAGGTTTACGTTCTGAACAAAAAGCAAATGATTTATCATTAGATAGAGAGTTAAATGATTTAGGAAAAACTAAATTAGAAACAGAAACTGAATTAGCAATTAATCAAAAGAAATTTTCTGCTGAAAGAATAACAGATACTCAAGCAAAATTAGAAGCTCAAAAACAAGCTTTTGCTGATGAGTTAATAATAGAACAAAAAAGATTAGATGATGCTAAATTACTTTATAAGGAAGGAACTCAAGCAAGAGTAGATGCTGAAAAAGAATTTGCATTAAAGAAACAAGAAATTGACCAACAAATATTATTAGCAGAAGATGGAATAGCTATTGAAAAAAGAAACAAGGCAGTTGAAAACCAACAATTATTAATAGACGCCGAAGCATCAAGTTTTGAAATTAAAAGAAAGGCTTTAATAGAACAAGAACGTTTATTGTTAGAAGATAAAGCACTATCTGAAGAACAACGCAACGCTATTGAACAACAATATTCTAAAGCACGAACTGAAATAGGTAGATTAGAGTTTGAACAAAAGATGGCACAAGCAAACGAAACTGCAAACGTTTTAGGCAACCTTGCTGATTTAGTAGGTAAACAAACTGCAGCAGGTAAAGCGTTAGGTATTGCAACTGCATTAATTAATACTTACGTTGGGGTTTCAGAAGCATTAAAACAAAAATCTACTTTACCTTCTCCTTACGATTACGTTGCAAAAGCAGTAAACGTTGCAGCTATTTTGGCTACAGGTTTTAAATCGGTTAAAGCAATTACTGCCGTTAAAGTTCCGGGCGGTGGTGGTGGCGGTAGTGCTCCTTCAATGTCTGCTGCAGGTGGCGGCGCTGCAGGTGGTGGTGGTGGTGCTCCAAGTTTTAACGTAGTTGGCAATAGCGGTGTAAATCAAATTGCTCAAACATTAGGTGCTCAACAACCCGTACAGGCGTATGTAGTTGCAAACAACGTAACAACACAACAAGCGTTAGATAGAAATATTGTAAGAAATGCAAGTATAGGATAATATAAACAAATTTGTTTACAAAAAAACAATTTAATTAAAACTTAATTTTTAAAATAAAACAAATGAATCTAATAGAATTAATTATAGACGAAAATGAGGATATGCAAGGTGTAGAAGCTATTAGCGTAGTTGAATCACCTGCTATTGAATCCGATTTTGTAGCGTTAAAGTCTGAAGAAATTAAACTTGCTGAAATAAATAAAGAGAAACGTATTTTAATGGGTGCGGTTTTAATTCCTGAAAAGCCAATTTACCGACGTAATGGCGAAGATGAATACTATATATATTTTTCAAAAGATACTGTCGTAAAAGCGTCTCAGTTGTTTTTAAAGAATGGAAATCAAGGCAATTCAACATTAGAGCATTCTAAAGTTATTGAAGGTTTAACAGTTGTTGAATCTTGGATAGTTGAAGATTTAACTAAAGATAAAAGTGCGTTGTATAATTTAAACGTTCCGCTTGGTACTTGGATGGCAAGTATAAAAGTAGACAATGACGAAATTTGGAACGACTACGTTAAAACAGGCAAGGTAAAAGGTTTTAGTTTAGAAGGACATTTTGCCGATCAATTAGAAAAGAAAAAAGAATTAAGCAAAGTACTTACTGAAGAAGAAGAACTAATTGAAAAGATAAAAGAAATTATTTTAAAAACTGAATTAGAATCTTATACTGATTATCCTGATGCAGTTAGTAACAATGCAAAAAGAGGAATTGAATTAAACGAAAAAAACGGAAATAAATGTGCTACGCAAGTTGGTAAAGTTAGAGCGCAACAATTAGCAAACAAAGAACCAATTAGCGAAGAAACTATTAAACGTATGTTTTCTTATTTAAGTAGAGCAAAAGAATATTATAATGAAAATGACACTGAAGCTTGTGGTACAATAAGCTATTTATTATGGGGTGGTGATTCTGCTTTAAGTTGGGCTGAAAGAAAATTAGAACAAATTACAAAAGCATAATGAAAAATACTGCATTTAGAGTTCACGTTCAAACTGCTAATCAATCGGAAGTTGACGATGTAAATATCGAACAAGGTGCTATGCTTGTAACCGATGAAGCATTATTTATGGGTTTCAATGGCGAACAAGTTAGAGTATATCCACCTCAATCGGGAAATATGGGTTTAGGTTGGGCAAGATACGATGATACACAATATACAAGTGTTTCACCTTTTAATTTTACTACAACTGCTTTTACAGCTCCAAACAATAAAGGTTTTGTAATTGACACAAATATAAATTCTGCAATAGATTATTATTCAGACAATAAATTAAGAGCAGAGTTTGAAAACGATGTTTATATAGTTACAATAGCATTTAAAGCGCAAATAAGCAACGCAAACGGCTACGTTGATATTTACCTTGAAGGTGGTAATGGAACGCCTTACGAAAGATTGAGAGATACAATAACTTTTCCAAAAGGTAATGATATTGAACATACTTTTTCTAAAACTTTTCAATACTATGCTGATGAAGATGTAGTAACAAATGGTTTAAGTATTAAAATGATAGCAAACCACTCAGGACAAATACACGATGTAATATATTTTATTCAAAGAACACAAAACAATAAATACTAATATGAGCAAACAAACTAAAAGCAGAACAAGCCCAACGGGCGGAAACAGAGGTTGTCTATGTGCAGACAGTACCTACAGTAAAGAATGTTGTAATGGTGATTTACAAAATCAAGGAATTGGTTCAACAGTAGGTCAAAACGCAAATTCAACAATTACAAATGTTAACGAGCCAAGAACAATAGTGCGAGTTAGTAACTAATTGTTAAAAATGTAACAAAACTTTATAATATTAATTTTAAAACAAAAATCAAATGTCGAACGTAATTAACCAAATCAAAACCTTATTGGGAATGGAAGTAAAACTTGCTCAAATGGCTTTAGAAAATGGTACTATTATCGAAGCTGAAGTATTTGAAGCAGGTGCAAGTGTTTTCATCGTAAACGAAGAAGATAGAATTGCTTTACCTGTTGGAGAATATAAGTTAGAAGATGGTATGATTTTAATCGTAGCCGAAGAAGGTATTATTGCTGAAATCAAAGAAATGGAAGCACCTGTTGCTGAAGAAGCACCTGCTGAAGTAGAAGTTGAAGTAGAGCAAGAAATGGCCGAAGTAAAAGAACCTAAAAGAGTAATTGAATCAGTTACTAAAGAAATGTTCTTTGCTGAAATCGAATCTTTAAGAAAAGAAATCGAAGAATTAAAATTAGCTAAAGTTGAAGTTAAAGAAGTAGAATTATCTGCTGAACCTTTAACACACAATCCTGAAGCTACAACTAAAAGAGAATTACATACTTTCTCACAAAATAGAACCAAAACAACTTTTGATTCTGTATTAAACAAAATTTCAAACTTTAAATAATTAAAAAATGGCGACTACAACTTCTATTACAACTACTTATGCAGGTCAGTTTGCAGGGAAATATATTTCTGCTGCTTTATTGTCTGCCTCTACTATCGAAAACGGTGGTATTGAAGTAAAACCAAACATTGCTTTTAAAGAAGTAATTAAAAAGTTAGCAACTAACGATTTAGTTAAAGATGCTACTTGTGATTTCGATGCAACTTCTACAGTTACTTTAACTGAAAGAATCATCACTCCTGAAGAATTCCAAATCAATTTACAACTTTGTAAAAAAGATTTCCGTTCAGATTGGGAAGCGATCGAAATGGGTTATTCTGCATTCGATTCAATGCCACCTTCTTTTCAAGATTTCTTATTAGCGCACGTTGCTGCTAAAGCTGCTCAAAACAACGAAGTATCAATTTGGAGAGGTGCTACTGCTACTGCAGGACAATTTGACGGATTCGTTACTTTAGCTACTGCTGATGCAACTGTTATCGACGTAGTTGGTACTGCTGTAACTGCTGCTAACGTTATTGCTGAATTAGGAAAAGTAGTTGATGCTATTCCTGCTGCTTTATACGGAAAAGAAGATTTATATATCTATGTATCTCAAAACGTTGCTCGTGCTTACGTTCGTGCTTTAGGCGGTTTTGCTGCTTCAGGTTTAGGTGCTAATGGTACTAACACAATGGGTACACAATGGTTTAACAACGGAAGTTTAACTTTTGACGGAGTTAAAATATTTGTTGCAAACGGATTGGCTAACAACTATATGATGGCTGCAGAAAAATCTAACTTATATTTCGGAACAGGTTTATTATCTGACCATAACGAAGTGAAAGTGATTGATATGGCCGACATCGACGGATCTCAGAATGTAAGAGTAGTAATGAGATTTACTGCAGGTGTTCAATACGGAATTGGTTCTGATATCGTTCTTTACACTCCTGCTTAATTTTAAGCAAATAATCTTCAAAGGGGTGGTGAAATAAACGCCACCCTTTTTTTTAATTAACTAATAAAAATATATACATATGGCTTGTGATTTATCAAGTGGAAGATTAGAAGTATGTAAAGATTCAGTAGGTGGCTTAAAAGCGGTTTATTTCGTTAATTACGGAGACGCAACAGGTTATACTTACGATGCTACAAATACCGATGTAATCGATGCAGTATTAGGAACTCCAACTGCTTACAAATACGATTTAAAAGGTGCTTCTACATTTACACAAAACGTAAATAGCTCACGTGAGAATGGTACAACATTTTTCGAGCAAGTATTAGAGTTGACTTTCAAAAAGTTAACAGTTAAAGACCACAAAGAATTGAAATTAATGGCTTACGGTCGTCCACAAGTTATCGTAGAAGATAACAACGGAAATTTCTTCTATGCAGGTTTAGACCACGGAATGGATGTTACAGGTGGTACTATCGTAACCGGTGGTGCTATGGGTGATTTAAGTGGTTACACATTAACGCTAACAGGACAAGAACAAGTACCTGCTAACTTTATTGGTGACACACTTACTGCTGCAGGATTCACTGTAGTTGTTGGTTCTTAATAATCAACTTTAAATTTAATTAAGGGTAGCTTTTTAGTTACCCTTTTTTTGTTTTAACAATTCAACACATTATTTATTTTTAAATAAAAAGAATGATAATTTTAAAAGAACAAGCAACGGCACAAAATCTTTACGCTACGATTGATGGTTTAGAAGCTGATGCTATTGTTTTAAGAGATGAAGAAGCAAATACAGAAGAAACTATCGGGTGCGTATTTTCGATTGATAAATATTACGCAGTTACTAATTTGGTATTTCCGATAATAGAAAACAAATTCTACAATTTGACTATTTTAAATGGTACTGATGTAGTTTATAGAGACAAAATATTTTGCACAAACCAAATAATTGAAGAATTTAGTATAAACAATAATGTTTACACGCAAAGAACTTCAGATAATGAATTTATAATTTATGGATAACGTACACATTTTAAGTTTAAGCGCTTATAATTCTCCAACTATAACTGAATCTAAAAACAAAGAGTTCGTTGAATACGGCGTAGATAACAACTATTTTCAATACCTTATTGATAGATTTTTGTACTCAAATACAAATCACGCTATTATAACAGGTGTTGCTAATATGATTTATGGAAAAGGAATCGATGCTACTGATTCAAATCGTAAGCCAAACGAGTATGCACAAATGATGTCTATCTTAAAAAAGGATTGTTTGCGTAAAGTTGCTTTAGAACGTAAATTGCTTGGAATGGCTGCAATGCAGGTTATTTACTTGAATGGTAAAGTTAAATCAGTTGAGCATTTTCCAATGCACACGTTAAGAGCAGAAAAATGTAACGATAAAGGCGAAATTGAAGCTTGGTTTTATCATCACGATTGGTCAAATTACAGAAAAGGTGACGTATTAAAACGCATACCTGCTTTTAAATTTGGTAACGGAAAAGAAGTTGAATTATACGTTATTAAACCATACGTTTCAGGTTATCACTACTATACTCCAATAGATTATTCGGGTGCTTTACCATACGCAACTTTAGAGCAAGAAATTTCCGATTACTTGATCAACGATGTAATGAATGGGTTTAGTGGTACAAAAGTAATTAACTTTAACAATAACATACCACCTGAAGAAAAGCGCCAAGAAGTAGCAAACGAAGTTAAACGTAAATTAACAGGAAGCAAAGGCGACAAGGTAATTGTATCTTTTAACGCAAGTGCAGATAACAAAACTACAGTTGACGATATTCCATTAAACGAAGCACCGGCACATTATCAATATTTATCTACAGAATGTTTTGAAAAATTAATTGTAGGGCATCGTGTTACAAGTCCAATGCTTTTAGGAATTAGAGATACAGGCGGTGGTTTAGGTAACAATGCTGATGAAATAGAAACTGCTACACGTTTATTTGACAATATTGTTATTAGACCATATCAATTAGAAATTATTGAAGCGTTAGACGAAATACTATCAGTAAACGGAATCGCTTTAAACCTATATTTTAAGACAATACAACCACTTGATTTTATAGACGTAAATACATTAAACGCAGAAACAAAAGAAGAAGAAACAGGCGTTAAAATGAGTAAGGTATGTTGTTCAAGCGACAATACTTTAGACGACGAAGTTGCAAATGATTTAATAGACTTAGGAGAAACACCTAACGAAAATTGGTTATTAATTGACGAAAGCGAAGTTGACTACGATACTGACGATGCTGAAAACGAATTATTAAACAAAGAACCAAAACAAAGTTTACTATCTAAAGTTTATAATTTTGTAAGTACCGGTTCTGCAAGACCAAACGCTAAAAGTGAGCAAGACGAAAACATTGATGGAATTAGATTTATAACTCGTTACGTTTATGCGGGTGAAATTTCTGCTGATAGTAGATTGTTTTGTAAAAAAATGAAAGAAGCTGATAAAATTTATCGTAAAGAAGATATTATTAGAATGTCGGAACAAGCGGTTAATAAAGGTTGGGGACCACGTGGAGCTGACACTTATTCAATATGGTTATACAAAGGCGGTGGTGCTTGTCACCATAGATGGAATAAACAAGTTTACGCAAGTTTTGAAGGTGTAAATATTGATGTTAATTCACCTAAAGCAAGAATAATAGCAGGTGCAAAAGCTGCAGAATATGGCTATACAGTTAAAAATGAGGAATTAGTTTCCAAACGACCAATAGATATGCCTAACAAAGGATTTTTACCTAAAAACAATTAGAAAATGGCTTACGCATTATTAATAAGTACTGAGGATGTAAAAAGATTCACTATACTAAATGGAAATTTAGACGTTGATGATTTTATCCAATATATAAAAATAGCACAGGATATAACTATTCAAAACTATTTAGGAACTGATTTATATAACAAGTTTCAAACCTTGATTATAAGCGGTGATATTAACTTAAACGCAAACCTTAAATATAAGAATCTTTTAACCGAGTATATTAAACCGATGTTAATTCATTTTGCTATGGTTCAATATTTACCTTTTGCTGCTTATACAATAGCTAACAAAGGAGTATTTAAACATACTGCTGAAAATTCTACAAGTGTAGAGAAAAATGAAATTGATTACTTGGTAGAAAAAGAACGTGATATTGCACAACATTACACACAACGTTTTATAGATTATATGTGTTTTAACAACGCAACTTTTCCTGAATATAATAGTAACTCTAACGGGGATATGTTTCCTGATACCGACAATTTCTATGGATCTTGGGTGTTATAAAAAGAAAAGAAAAAAGGTAGGTAGTTATACCAAACCTAAAGAAGAAAACAAAAAGAAGTTAGAATTATTTTTAACAAAAATAGAAAATGGCAAATAATATAGATTGGGGGCAAGGAGTAAATAACAACGATATTTATTGGGGGCAAGGTGCTATCACCAATGATATTAGTTGGGGTAGTGTTTACTCTGTAAGTTGGTCGGGTGAAACTGAAATATTAGGAAACGAAATTGATGCAGTAATAGATTTCATAGCAAGGGTTACTGCTGATAGCGGAACGTTTGAGGCTAAACAATGTTTAATTAATATAATAGAAAATATATGAGTTTATTTGATAGTGCTTCACTTTGTATAACGCCGAACGCGTATAAGGAAGACAAACTTTATTCGATAAAACCTACTGATGGTAGTGGTGATTTGGTAGTAACGAGAGCAACGACTGCAACGAGAGTTAATAGTGCAGGACTTATTGAGCAAGTGCCTTATAATTTGTTTCAATATTCCCAAAATTTAGCAGATGCAAGTTGGGGAACTTTTGCAGCATCGGGAACAATAACAAGAACTGCAAACTATGCTACTGCTCCCAATGGCACAATGACTGCTACACGTATTCAAAATTCAGGTGGTAATACAGTTCAATGGACTTATCAAAATATATTTATGACTTCAGGCGGAGTTTTTTCTATATATGTAAAAAGAACAGGTGCTACAAATCAAACATTTAAATTATTTGGAAATAATGGTGCTGTATCTTCAGCAAATTTTACAGCTACTTCAGAATGGCAAAGATTTGAATTTACATCTCCTACAACCGCAAGTGCTTTACCTATAGGAATTACAACTGATTCAAGTGGTAACGCTGCTGATTTATTAGTTTGGGGTGCTCAAGTTGAATTTTCAGCAACAGCAAAAGAATACTTTCCTACAACTGATAGATTAAACGTACCTCGTATTGATTACACTAATGGAAGTTGTCCGAGTATATTAGTAGAGCCACAAAGAACGAATTTACTTACTTACTCTGAGCAGTTTGATAATGTAAGTTGGATAAAATCAAATTTATCTATAACTGCAAATGCTACTACTGCACCCGATGGCACTTTAACTGCT